TGCAGCTCTGCCAGGCCATCCGGCACTTTCCCCTCTTTCAGTGCCGTTACTGCGTCATTAACTTGCTCTGTCAATATTACCTTTTGCGCAGCGGCTTCTGCCCTTGCCTTTGCTCGCTCGCCAGCTGCCAGGCTGCTCTGTTGACCACGTTCGACCCACATCGCATTAGATATGTTTTTATGCAACTCGGGCGACATTTGCCACTGCTCAAAACTCGGGTCCTCGGCTGGTTGCGTACCCCCTTCCTCAGTTTTTATTAAGTTCATTTCAGCATCAGGCAAATTATTCTTAAAATGCTCGTAATAAAGGTCGGCACTGGTTTGTCCGGTCGGGTTGCCGTTCTCATCAAATATTGGCTTTGAATTAGCTAATTCTTCCTCGAACTTTTCGAGCTCCACCTGCATACGCGTCCAATCTCTTAACTCTTTTATTTCTTTTGTTGCGCGATTTTCATCAATAGAAAGATTTACCGCTGCTTTTGCAATTTCTTGCTCTGCATCGGATAATATGTTGTACGCTTGCGCATAATCTTTTTGATCTATTACCAGTTGTAATTGCGCTTTGTTGCTTCCAATACTTTCCTCAAGTTGGATTAATTGCTGTTCTCGACTACTTGCAAATTCTTGTTTCGACAATCGTGTTCGCGCATTGAAAATACCTTGATCAATTTTTTGCGTTGCAAATGCTCTGATTTCGGGATCTTCAATCGCTTTTAACGTCGCGGCTCGGTAGGAGTGCGCGATGGGATCAAACGTCGCCGTGCGGCCATTTGATTCTTGTTCAATTGTTGCAATGCGTTTTGCAGAATCAAGCGCAATGCGAGATTTATAAGTTTCTTTAGCGCCCCGATTAAACGCCATGTCATAGATCGTTGTGCCTTCTCGCAGCTCCATGCTGCCGGTCTGATGCCCATATTCCAGGCCGGTTTCGTATCCGGTTTTTTGTGCGTGAGCCTCAGCCTTTTTATAGAATCGGTCACCCCAATCACCGAGCACCTGCGACAGCTGACTCGCCATCTTGGATTGCCCTTCAAAGTGTGCCTGCGCGGGTGTAATGCGCGGCTCATAAATACGCGGCGGTCCAGGTGGCGCCGCTGACGGCCGTGGCGGCATTGGAATATTCGGCGCAGCCGGCGCACGAATCCCCTGTCCATAACTGAACGGATCACGGCCCTGCGGTGTGCCGGCTCGTTGGTCTGATTGGTATCTGCGTGTGGTCGCCATCTTATCCACCTAACTGGCTGTATCGGTATCCAGCATCTAACAACGTATTGGCTGCGCTGATATACGAGCTGGTCTGTGCGGTCTTGCCTTGAATGCGGATTGCTTCGGCTTCGAGCTGCGATGACTCAAGGCGCGACTCGGCACTCATCATGGTGCCCTCGGCGGCCATGCGAATCGACTCGGCCTGCAGCTGCGCCTGGGTGCCCACCAGGGTGGCCTGTTCCATGCCAGCCTCTAGTTCTGTGGCAGCACCGAATCGCAACAGCGATACCCGGTTAGCCATGAGCTTGGCCCGCTCGGACCCAAAGAAACGGTTATCAACAATGCGCCGGGCGGTGTCGCCTTTGTCTATCGCCTGGTCACGATCAAACTGTGTGATATCCGCCCCCATCATTGCTAATGGGCTGCCGTCGTATGCCTGGATGCCTTGCGCAGTACGCAAAGCCACCTGGCTGGATAGCGCCTGTGTCAGCTGCCGGCGCCGTCCTATCTCCCGGTCGGTCGCTAGTTTTTCTTCTTCTTTTACCTGCCGCTCGATCCCGAGCAGCATTAGTGGTATCTCCTGTTCCTCTAGGTCAGCAGCCTGGTCGGCATACAGGTAACGCAGACCGGCTTGACGTCTTACCGCGTCCGCTGCCTGCTGGGCATAGGCATCGTGCAATCCGGCATATTCGTTCTGACGCTCGGCATACTGCGTAAGTAGACTAGACTGTTTTTCACCGCTGGCGAGTGTCATATCAGCCAATACACCGGCTGATTTTTTCGCTTTGCTGCCGGCAGATGCTTGCAAGAAAGACCCGATCACTTTGCTGCCGATAAACATCGCCGCTGCGCTAATCGCCATTACGCCTCCACCTCAACAACCAAACCCAGCAGAGTGAAGGGCTGCGGGTCTGTCTGAGTGATTGTGACCTGGGCTAAACGGTCCCAGCCATTTAGATACACCTCTTTAATGCCGGTAAAGGCCGACGGTGCGGTATCGAGCACGTCCTCACCCAGACTACGTTCGGGTATGAGTACGTTTGCACTGGTGGCCGTCGTGGTGACATATACGCCTAAAGATTGATACAGATCAGCCACGATACGAATAAGCCGCTTTTTTTCAGTCAAGATTGAGCCGTTGCCAAATTCTGAGGTAATCGGCATAGTCTTTACGGTTACATCAAAATCGAGGCCAACCTCTACCTCGGCACCATCGCGTGTTAGGGTGATCGCGCCGCCTGATGGTGCGGCATCATCCATAATCGCGCCATCAGCGCGGACCCTGCAGGATTCACCATTTAGGTGGGCAAGTCCTGATACTGCGGTACTCGCGGATTGCGTTTGGCTTTTGTTGGCGTCGGTATAGGTATCCGGGTCGGCTTTTTCCAGGTAGTACACGGTCGCGCTGTTGATGGTGCGCTTGACCGCAAACCAGACCTCGGTGCCCTCAACTGTGACCGCTTCTATTTCTCCGGTCGTTTGCCACTTGGTCCATCCGGCAACCTGTTGGGATCGTAGCGTGTTGAATACCGCCATCGTCCCATCGGAGTTGACCACATAAACATAATTCGCATCTTCTGTCGCTGTTCCGCGCCGTGCATCCATATCAACCGGCGTCGTGATGAGGTGTGACGCCAGGAGCGTCGCGCTGTTCGACGTGTACGCATCTTCCTCCCAAGAAAATAGAAACTCACGGACCGAGCTTTGGCCGTAGTCAAGGAACAATGTCGCCCCGTCAATGTTGACGGGCGGTGTGGTACTGGAACCGAACCGGGTCTGGTTCTTAATCGCTATATTGCCCGGGGTAATCGGACTCGATGCAATATAAAACTCGCCGCCGGTCGTAAAGAGCTGCAGATGCCTGGCCGGCATTAAAGCAACAATGGCATTGATCTGATTGGTGTCCAGGGTGACGTCAAGCGCATCATCATCTGCACCAGTGCCGACGTCGAAATTAAAATAATCGGCAATCTGTGAACCCCATAAAGTCTGTGGCCGCTGCGCCGATCCCCCAAACCACAGGCGCTGCTGAAAAAAGGCCGCTGTCTTAGGCCAGCCTCGTGTTGCGCTCCATACGTCCTCGTCACCCGAGCCAAAATCGAACTGCGGAATGTTGGACAGGGTGATATTTGAAAGGGTCCAGCTGGTATGTGCGGCACCACGTACCAGTTTGGCTGGCTGGTGATCCTCATGCACGATAATCATCGTGTCTGCTGACTGCACAACATTAAGCTCTTTGCACTGCGCCAGGGTATAGGTCGTGGTTACGGTGGCTTGCAGAACCCCATCCATATATACCTTGATGGCGTTGTTCTGAAACGCCATGACATAGGTCTGCGCGACATTAAATGAAAACGTACACAGGACAGATTCAGCGCCCAGCGTGGCGTAATACGCCATGCCAGGACGTCGCTTAAAGCCACCCTGCGGCAAGGCCAGGACATTGGTGCCGGTATCGGCGCCCTGGTAATACTGTTTTACGTCAGTACGCGCTGCCAGGCGCGGATCGAGCACCCCCGCATTAAACGCTGTCTGCAGCGTTCTAAGACGTGGCACTACACTCTGGCCTCAACAAACGGTGAATCGACAATGCCGACCTGTGGCCGTGACTGCGAATCCGCATACCGGGCGCGCTTTAACTGATTCTCAAACTTGAGCGTATATATCTCAGCCAGGGAACGGTTGCCGGTTACCGGAATGGCAAACTGTGCCGCCAGGTCATATTCCAGTGTCTTAGCAAAATACGCTGGCAGCCGGGATTCATCGGGTTTGAAAAGATAATCAAGTGCTACCTCATTGGAATCCGAATACAGTTTGTTTTCATAAATCTCGAATTCGATATTAGGGTATACCTTGATCCCCATTAGATAACCGGATGGCAGGCTGTAGGCATAGGTCCAATCATTAAGCGGCGTATCGGTCAGTTGGCTTAACTGACTTTTTGCCGACGCAAAACGCCAACGGTGCGCACTTAGCAGCGATTCAAATGTCGAACCGTATAGGTTCGATGCTGCCTCGGCGCCCGAGCCCCCTTCGGTAAACGACGAGATCGTGCCATGCCCGATCATCAGCAGGGCGTTAGAGCACATCGAAATGCTGGTCGCCATACTTAAATCCTAAAAAAGAAAAGGCAAGGGCCATATTTCAGACCCCTGCCCTTCTAGGTTGTGTTCCCCCACAACGAGGAACCTAATGAACCGAGTAGCGATTAGTCGCTGTCGGTTTCAGAGATTGCAGTGCCATCGGATATATCAACAACACTGGATGCGTTTGAAAGTACGCTGACGATATTAGTTGTCGGTGTGCTGGTATCGCACACCCAAATAATATCTCGCACCTGCAAAAGATCAGTCGCGTCGTTGAAATACCCCTCGGTATTTACAGTCGCAATCGCGTCGGTTGTTGAATAGACCCACATTCGGGGAGCTTTCCCACCAGGGCCGATCTGCTGTAAACCACTTAATGCGTATGCCATGATGATTACCCCTTATTGGTAGGAAACGGAAACAGAACCGTCGCCATCTCGTGATATCGAGCCCGCTTTCATTACGCCGTTGCAAAGCCAGGAGGTCTTTTGCGCGACGTAATTAATTTCGGTTTTGATATCAATGCCAACCGCAAGGCCGATTGCACTTTTGTGCCAGGCGAAACCTTCCCAAGTGCTTGAAGCATAGGGCAGGCCGCCTTCGTCGCGGGACTCGATGATGTGCCACTGAAAACCCATCCAGGTATTCAGCTCGCCGGACATAAGCGCCTTAACGCTGTTGTAGTCGGAGCTGGTGACCGTGGTGATGTTCAGCAGGTCCTCAAGGCCGCCAGCAGATACTGCAAAATGCCGGTCGCCCGAGGGCACACCTTTGTCGTTGAGATGCTTGGAGGCTTCGACCACCTTCGCCACAGTCATACCACCCGAACCGTGGGCAATAGTGCCCGCCGGACTCGACTCAGCAGCCAGGGCGTCGATAATCAACTGATCCACGCGACGGCCCAACGCACCCGCAATGGTCTGCGCTAGTTCGCGTTGCTCGTCAAAATTGACCTCGGCAGCATCGAAAATGTCGGTGTACTCCGGCGCGTTCCAGTTTCCGAGCGTGCAGGAGATAAGAGAGTGCGAAACGTCCATCGGCGTTACGTCCGCTTGGGTGGCCTTTTGGTTTGCCAGGCCCTTACCCATTTTGCGGAACTTGTAAATATCGCCGACTACGCCATTACGCACTGTAACGGTGTCGCGGAGGGACCCAGCAGTCTGAAACGCGTGCTTCACGTCATCATCGAACTGAGTCACCGCAACCGGTGACAGATTAATGGACATAATATTTGATCCTTATCAAATGTCTAAAAATGCCGGGCTTTCGCCTGGCGCCTTTCGACACTCGGGTATCCGCTGCGCGGGCCGACGTCTCACAGCGTGCGTGCTGTGTGATCCGACTCCGGTCAGGGCTCGATAAGGATCGAGGTGTCCGTTCCTAGAGCTAACAATTACACGATTGCATTGCGGGCTCGCTGCTGCGAGGTATCCACTACAAACGCTTTACTTGTTCCTAGATACGAATTGTATCCATACTTATATGGCTATTTCAACTTTTAGGCGGCCGTGCCATACGCCTCCTGGTAAGCACGGTCTACCTGTTTCTTGTATTCGGGGTCCACGCTCATGCGCAGGTGCCCGGTTTCGGTCTTGGCATATCGCATCTGGCGCAATTCTTCGGCCGTGGTATGCCCACTGGATTGCGTTACCTGGGGATCGCGGGCGAGCTTGGCCTCGCGTGTTCTGCCGATCATGGATTCCAGCAGCTCTACGCCGACCGCTGTGGATGCCACACCCTTAAATATCTCCCACTGGTCAGCGGATAGATTGCCCTGGCCCCAATCAGCGAGATCGGTCAGGCGTGATTTAGCGTTATCACCGAGAGCTGCGAGCTCATTCTGTCGGTTATTGCTAATCATTTCCTGCTCGGTGGACAGGTAGCCGGACACGAACCGCTCAAATGCCGCCTGGTTCATGCCGGATTCGCGGGCAGTCTGCTTAAACCAATCGACCATCGGGTTACTTTCCATCACCCCGGCATCCAGACCCTCGACCTGCGGCACCTCATAATCACCATCGGGTGCGCCGGTAAATGCACCGAGCTTTTCGTGAAAGGTTTTCTCAAGATCGGTATATGCTTTGGCTTGATCCTCAACCGACTTAAACTTATTTAGGAACCACTCAGGAACGTCCCGGGCGCCATCGACTTCAGCTGGTGCGCTCTCAACGGTATCAATCAGGGAATCGCCAGGCACTGCCTCGGCAGCAGCTGCCGGATGTTCGGTTT